TTCTATTGATAAAAACTTTAGGGCAGAGGGCAGGCCTAAAAGATGGGCTCCACTTAGCCCCATGACTATTGCTATGCGAAGAAAAAAAGGAAGAGGAGCGAAGATCTTACAGGATACCGGAATGGGTAAGGGATCTATCGTCTATGAAGTCGTATCTAATCAGAAGGTACAGATAGGAACCCGGCGTGATTATATGAGGATACACCAGGAAGGCGGTTCGATCAAGATACCGGCAAGGGATATCTACCCGGTAAAAGCGAGGGCTTTGCACTGGGTTGATCCGGGCACTGGGGAAGATGTCTTTGCTATGCACGTTCACCAGAAGGAAAGGACTGCCAAAATACCCCAGCGTAAGTTTTTACTATTTCAGGAAGATGATAAAAAGAATATAGTTAATATTTTTACTGAATATTTAGAGGAAATAACCAAATGAAATTAGAGACAATTTGGAACAAAATTAAAACCATTTTAGAAGAGGATGTTGTTTTAAGCCCTTATATTAAAATTGTCTATTCCGGGACCAGGGAAAACATTCCGGTTAATAACTTCCCCTGTATTATTCTAGAACCTACCAATGCCCCGGAAGAGCCGGTAACCATGCCCCACAAAATGGAGATAAATTTTACCGTCACTATCTGGGCCTATGTAAAAATATTCGACGTAGATAAACAGATAGTCGGGGATGCCACTACCAAAGGGGTACTTGATGTTAATTTCGATATTAAGAAAGCCCTGGGGGCTCATATAGATCTGGATGGAGAATGTTTATATTTTAACTTTCCGAATACCAGATTTGATTTTGACTCTTATCCCTTTAGGGGAGTAGGGATTGATATGAAAATAACTTTAAGGCAAAATTTTGTAACTAGGGAATAAAAAGAAGGTGAGATTATGAAATTAAAATATAACAGAGACACGGAACTCGAGATAGTCCTAATTGGAGTTTTCAAGCCTAATGCAATTGTAATAATTGAAGATGAGACAGAGGCAAAGAGATATTTAGACTCCGGCTATTTCGACGAGATTAAAGAGAGAAAGAGAGAATCAGAATATAAGCCTAATATTTTGAAACTTGATGTAGAAAAGAAAATTAAAAAATCTAAAAAGAAAGGAGTTGATAAAAAATGAGTTTAGGAAACCGGGGACATATAGGAATTAAGAAAGAGGTAACCTGGGGAACAAGAGAAGTAGGCGCTAATGACTTATTCTTACCATTTGTATCTGAAGGATTAACCAGAGACATTGAAGATGTTTTAAGCGCTATACAAAGAGGAGTGCTTGACGAACCTAAATCTTATCAAGGCGAAAAAGCTTTTGGTGGCCCTCTTGTAGTAGAAGTGCATCCTGTAAGTATAGGTCATATACTAAGAAGCGCTTTAGGTGCTCCTGCTGCCGCAGTTGCTGCAGATAGTACAGAAACTGAATTTTGTGATTGTGAAACAGTATGGGAACATGACGAGGGGGTATTAACTAGTTTAGATTCTACTGATAAAAAGAAAGGTACATATGCATCTAAAATAGAGACCACTTTAAGTGTAGCTCCTGGTGATATTATAGCTTCACGTGTAATATCCTTTAACTTTGCAGCACCAGCTACAACCCACTATAAATTCTGGTTAAAATGTAATGTTGCCCTTATTGCTGGTGATTTACAGTTTGCTGTTAGTGAAACAGTTCTTGGTGCAATCGGTGTAGAAGGCTATGATGTAGTAGATATTCCCGCAATGGCTGTAGCAGGACAATGGTATGAGCATACTATTGCCGTAGGCGTCGTGGCAGATTTGGAAGCCGCGATTAGTTGTGCAATTTTAATGGCTAATGAAAAGGATGAAATTAAGGTTAAAATTGATGATATTCGAGCTGTAGTCGCAGGAACTGCTGATGTAGCTAAGAAGCATGTATTTACCCCAATGCAGACTTTAGCACAAGAATTTGGTGGTGGTGCAAAATATTGTCCATTATTCCCATATACTTTAGAAGTGTTTAGGGATGAAGGTCAGGCATATGAATTCCTAGGTTGTGTAGTTAACACGATGGCTCTAAGTTTTTCCACTACTGATAAAATTCTAAAAGCTAATTTAGGAATTATTGCTGGAAACGCAGGTTATGTAGATGCAACCGGACTTTCACTTGAAGCTACTAATCCGTTTGTCTGGGAAAATGCTAAAATTTATATGGGTGGAGTAGCAGAAGGAAATAGATACAATGACTTAGAAAGTTTTGCCTTGAATTGGGACAATAAATGTGTAGCTAAATACTCTCTAAACAATACAGCTATACCAAGAAAGATAATTAGGACTGGTTACAGGGAGATACCTGTTAGCTTTACGGTGGACTTCACAGATAAGACTGAATATGATTTATTCCTTGCGGGCACAGAACGACAGATGAGGATCCTATTCCAGGGTGCAAAAGTTGGAGCTGACGCTGCCAACACTCCATATACTCTACAGTTTGATTTACCTTTAGTCAGATATTTAGCTTGGCCTATTACCACAGATGCACCTGGAAGGCATTCTGTTGGAGTTACAGCAAAAGCAAAATATGATGCTGCAGGTTATCCACTTTTAGCTACTCTAATCAACGATAAAGATACTGCAGAATATGCAGCTTAATAGAATTTAAGAATAAGGTTTAGGGGATGAACCTAAATCCCCCGTACATATCTTGAGGAGGATATATAAAATGACTGATAGAAAAGTTGCCGAACAAGAAACTGAGAAGGAAGTTATTAAAGCGGAACCATTAGTACTTGAAGGATTAAGAGTTATTGGAGGAAAGGATAGTTATAATCCTAATAAGAAAAAGAAAGCTGAAAAGGAAATAGTTTATACCTCTCCTGTTAAAATAGGGGATAAGGAGTATGTGGTAAAACCACTATCTATGTTTGATCTTAAAAAGTTAGATGTAGTAAAGAGAACGGTCAAAGCAGACGATGAAGTGGCATCTTATGATTTTAGCTTTCATGCTATGTTGACAGCGGTTAAGAAATTTAATCCTGAAATGAAAGATGTAACCATAGAACAATTTCAAGAAATGATCGATATTGTCGAATTTGCGAAAGTACAAGAAGCAATACTTCAATTATCTGGTTTGAAAAAGTTTTTCATACCGGGGGTTTCCAAGTAATATATAAAGTTTTATCTCTTGCTTATGGGTATAAGTATAAAGATATCTTGGAAATTCCCTTAGAAGATCTAGACTGGATAATGAAGGATGCTATGGAAGTTTATGAATTAAAATATAGTTTTTATAAAGGCTTTCTAAAATATATAGGAGTTAAAGATTGATTGCGGATGCCTATAGGAGGTGAATGCTTAGGTGGCTGATTTATTAATTAGTATAGTAGGTGACGCCTCAAAATTAAAAGGCGCTTTAGATAATGCGACAGGTCAAGTCAGTAGTTTTTCCAATAAATTAGGTAGTATTGGTAAAATTGCTGGCGTTGCTGGTATTGCAATTACTGGTGCTTTTGTTTTGGTAGCAAAATCAGCAATTGATTTTAATAAAGAAGTGGCAAATATAGCAACCTTAATTCCTAAAAGTACTGAGCGAGTAAATGAGCTTAAGTCTGCAATAAGAACAATGGCTGTCGCTGTAGGAAAAGATACGACAGATTTGGCTAAAGGTGCGTATCAAGTTATATCTGCTTTTGGAGATACTGCCGATACCGTTAAACTTCTTAATATCGCTGCAAAAGCTGCTACTGCTGGAGTAGCAACCACTACAGATGCAATTGATCTATTATCTGCTGTCACTAAGGGGTATGGAGATACTTCTTTAGAAGCTGTTCAAAAGGTTAGCGATTTGGCATTTCAAACAGTCACCCTTGGACAAACCACATTTCCCGAACTTGCAGCCAGTATTGGTAAGGTAACTCCACTAGCTGCTGAATTAGGGATAGCTCAAGAAGATTTATTTGCAGTGATGGCTACAGGAACAGGAGTTACAGGAAAGGCTGCAGAGGTAGCAACACAGTTTAGAGGAGTATTACAATCTTTGATGGCCCCTACTGGAGATATGACTAAACTTCTTGAGGAGAAGGAATATGCGACCGGAGAGGCTATGATTGCTGATCTAGGTTTAGCAGGGGCTCTTGAAGCTATTGTTAAAGCTGCTGAAGAAACGGGAGTACCATTACAGAAATTTATTGGTTCAATAGAAGGTCAGACATTAGCTTTAGCTCTAACAGGTGCACAAGCTGATGTATTTAAAGAAAAGCAAGCTGCTATGAGAGACTCAGTAGGTCTTACTGATATAGCTTTTAAAGAGCAGACAGAAGGAGTTAATGCGGCAGGATTTGCTCTTAGCCAGGCAAAGATCCAAATATCAGTATTAGGACAAGAAATAGGTGATACGTTACTTCCAATGATAACTCCTTTGATCCAGAGAGTAACTGAGATGGTGGGTCAGGTGAGAGAATGGACAGCTGCAAATAAACCATTGGTAGAAAATATAGTTAAATGGGGAGCTGGCTTAGGTGTAGCTTTAGCAGTCCTTGGTCCAATAGCTGTAATATTACCAAGCTTAATTGCTGGATTTGGATTATTAGCTCCGGTTATGTTACCTCTTGCTGTTGGCGGGGCTATAGTTTTGGGAATCAAGAAATTATCAGAGTATTTAAAAGATACTGTAGGGGGGATGCGTGAGTTTCGAGCAGAGTTAGGATTAATGAAGTTAGATGCAGTAGATGCAGAGCTACAGAGTTTGGGGGAAAGCGCTGAACAATTACAAAAGAAATTCTACGAAATACCTGAAGGTTTCTTTGGACGGTCAAGACGATTAACTGAAGAAGGTCAAATGATCTCGACTATGATGGATGAAATAAATGAACGGATGTATTTATTGTACCAAAGGCGGGAAGAACTTATTAGAATTCAAGAAGAGGGGATTGATGTAACAAAAGAAACAATAGACTTAGATAAAGAAATAGCAGAAGCAGAAGCAGAATTAGCTAAAAAAATAGAAGAAGGCAAAATTGCAATAGAAGATAAAACAAAAGCGGCAGAACTTGCAACTGCTCAAATGAAAATTGAGAATGATATATTTGCATTAACTCATAAAGCTATAGAAGTGTCTATTAGGGATTTAGATATATTAAAACAGTCTTATCTTGATAAGGGTGTAGCTCAAGAAATTGTTGATAAATGGTATGCTTTAGAAATTGTAAGATTAAATGAATTAAATGAAAAACAAGAAGAGGTAAATAAGACACAGGAAGATAGCGTACGAATTATGGGTGAAGTGGCAAAAGTTACAAAAATGGTAGAAGATAGATGGTTTGAATTAACTCGTCTTCCCTATGAAGTAAAGATGAAAGATATAAATGAGAAATATGATGATTATATAGAAAAAGTAAAAGAATCAAATTTAAGCATTCTTGCACAAGAAACAGCTATACGTAACATAAATCTTGCGAGAGATAAAGAGTTGGAAGGAATAGATAAAGTTACTGAAGCAGAAAAGGAAGCAATAAAATCTAAAGAACTATTAACAAATGCTACCAAAGCTGTTACAGATAGAATATTAGAATTAACTGACCCAGTAGCTTTTAGTATGCAACAAATAGATGAACTAGCAGGGACGTGGAGATTGGCAGGGGTTGATGCAGCCCTAATTGCTGAGGCGGTAAGATTACTGAAATTAGAATTAGCGAAGCCACTAGATAAGGGACCTTGGGAAACGTTTTTTGCAGATTTAAAAAGTTCGTTTGGAACTCTTACCACTAACATAATGAATGGAATTAAACAATTTGTAAATGGAGTTTCTAATGCTATAGGAAATGCAGTTAGATCTTTATTGACTATGAAAGCAACTAATCAGCAAATAAAAGATGATATGGCAAAGGCAGAAGCAACCTATACAACTGAGATGGCAAAATTACAAGCAATATATAATCAGGCAAAAATAGACGGTGATGATATAGCTACAGCAAATGCGTTAGCTAATATTTCTGATCTTAAAAAAGAACATGAAACAGCTATGCAGGATATGTCAGATGATATGGTTACTAAGGCAGGGATTTGGAAAACTTTTTGGAGTGATGTAAAAACTGCTGCAATAAATGCCTTAATAGAGGTTATAGCTAAACAAGCTATATCTGCATTGCTATCTATGGGATGGGTAGGATGGCTAATATTGGGAATAGCGTTTATTGCTTCTCTTGCAAAGTTCTCAACTGGTGGTGAAGTAAAAGAATTAAATATGGCTTTAAGTGGAATAGCAAAGATGGCAACGGGAGGCATTGCTAGATTAGCAAATGGTGGCACGGGAACTGATACAATTCCTGCTATGTTAACTCCAGGTGAATATATAATATCTAAACCAATGACTGATTTTATAAAAAGTACAATGGCAATTCCAGCCAATTTAATAGCTGCAATTGCAAGTGGTATGCCTACACCTGCCCCAGCATTTGCAGGTGGTGGAGGAGTTGGTTATGGTGGAGGTGCAGGTTTTGGTGAGACTAAAATATATGTTGATATTCATGATAATAAAATATCTGACGATATAGATATTAAGAGATTGGCTGCAACGGTAAGCGATGAGATATTGAGAAAGATTAATCTTAAGAGGAGGCACTAATGGGCATAACAGTTAAAATTGGGGGCTTGGATCGTACTGAATATGTTGATGCAAGATCATTAAGTATAATTGACGAGCTGACCTCTAGGGCTAGTTCTGCCTCCTTTGCTTTTATTTGTAATGACATCACTGTTGCCCCTATTGCCGGAGAAGAAGTTTTAATCGAAGAGAACGCTGTTAAACTATTTTCGGGAAGGATCTTGACCAAAGAAGAGGATTTCCTGCCTCCTAATCTTCTGAAATACCAGATTGAATGCATCGATAATACCCGGGACCTTGATAAAAAATTGGTGATAGAATCCTATCTGAACCAGAAAGCCGGGAACATTATCAAAAACATGATCACCAAATATACTTCAGGATTTACCACTACCAATGTGGCTGACGGCCCTACCATAACCAGAATAGCCTTTGACTATATCCAGGTATCAGAGGCCATCACTAAAATAGCCGAAACTTGCGGTTACGAATGGTATATAGATTATGATAAAGACATCCATTTCTTTTTTAAGACCGATTTCCCGGCTCCGTTTCAGCTTGATGATAACCAGGAACATTATAAAGATTTAATAATCAACACTGATACATCTCAATTGAGAAACCGGGTCTATGTCAAAAGCGAAAAATATGAGACCCTGGATTTTACCGAATAATTTGTTCGGGACGGATCTACCGTAACCTGGACTTGTAAATACCAGGCCAATGCCTTACCTCATCCATCATTAAAATTAAATGGAGTAAGCAAGACTGTGGGATGGGATGGGGTAGACGATCCCGATGATTACGATTTTATGCTGAATGCCACTACCAAAGTTTTATCGCTGGGGACTTATCAATCCACCCCTGCCGATGGTGATGAGATAGTGATTACTTATGGGGCCGATGTGCCCATTATCATTAAATGGGATGACCAGACTTCTATCGATGCGGTTAAATCTATTGAAGGCGGGGACGGTATATTTGAGTATTGCATAACTGACAATAATATCGACACCAAAGAGTGGGCCATAGATGCAGCCAAAGCTGACCTGTTGCAGAATGCCAATCCGGTTATTCAAGGGAGTTTTATAACCAACAGGAGCGATATCAAGAGCGGTCAGATCATAACCGTTAACTCCACTAAAAGGGATATCAACCAGAGCTTTTTAGTTCAAATAGTGGAATTAATGAGGGTTGATACGGTGTTTGAAATCCCCGAGTTTCCTGAAATACCTTATAGACCCGCTGCAGAGGCAGTAATAGGATATAAACCCGCTGCAGAGGCAGTAGTGCCATACGTAGAAGCTGGAGCGGGTGAAGAGGTTATATACTATGTCTATCAGGTTACTATTGCCACTAAATTAAAAGGACTGGAAGATTTATTATTGCAATTATTATATCAGAGCAGCGAAAGTCTAAAAAGGGATACTGAAGCCCCGGCTATGCCCTCTGGGTTAGCTTTGTCTACTGGAATGGGAGAGATCACTCAGGCAGGTTTAGCTTGGCTGAAGGCCACCTGGAATGCCAATACCGAAGACGATTTTTCTCATTATGAACTGAAATACAAAAAGACCGCTTATTCTGACTTTGGCTACGTTACTACTACTGATACCAGTTATATTTGGACTGGTTTAGAACAGGGCATTGAGTATGAAGTTTATATTAGAGCAGTAGATATATATGGAAATAGAAGTGCTTGGAGTTCACAAGTTTTAAAAATTACTGCTACCGATGAGGAGGCACCAGCTCAAATAACTGGCCCAGTAGGCACCGCTATATTGGCGGGGATTAAGATAACCTGGGAAGGAGCGACAGAGGGTGATATCGCCGGATATATTATAGAGAGGCAAGAGAGTGATGATGGAGAAACTTGGACTAGTGCCTGGGTCGAAAGAGCCAGAATAAATGCTAATATGTGGTTGGATTTACTTTTACCTTATACGATTTATTATCGTTACAGAATTTCAGCCTATACACATGCAGGGGTAGAGGGACCTCCTTCGACCCCTACTATTGGTAAAAGACCTAATAAAGCCGGGGCAGGGGATATTGTAGCTAAGTGTATTACTGCAGATCAAATATATGGAAATCAATTATCGGCTATATTCGCAGATATGGGAACGATTATTGCAGGAACTATTACGTTAAATACATCTGGATTTATAAGATCTACAGGTAAGACTTATGGTGCGGCTTTATCTGGTTTTTGGATGGGATATACCTCAGGAGCTTATAAACTTCACATTGGAACGTTGGATAAATATTTGATGTGGGATGGAGTTAGTTTAAATATAAAAGGTAACCTTATAATAACAGGTGGCTCAGGAATAGCAAATTTAACCGACGCGGGAGCTTTAGCAACTTTAGATAGTATTGCCTATGCAGCTATAACCGGAACTAAACCACCAATAGATGCAGATAAAACAGCATCTAATCCTCAAAATGTTGCATGGTTAACAAATGCGGGTGCTCTAGCTTACTATAATTTGGTATCGGCTGCCTTATTGGATAGCACGATTATTATAGGTGGTTTTATAAAAACAAGTTTACTTACTGCTAATAATATTAGGGTAGGTACATTGCAAAGTGTTCGGTTTAATTGTGGTGGAGGGACTAACGAGGACATCTACTTCGAGGATAGTGGAATTAGATTGTTTGATGTTAATATGTATGGACTGATAGGTTTGAGATTTTATAAATCGGGTTATGCTTATACTGGTATTGTTTTGGCAGCGGGAGCAGTTGAAATTGGTTCATCAGCAATATTATATCTGAGTGGTTCTTCTAAAGTGTCTCTTTATGCTACTTCTAGAGAATTAGCTTTTTATAATACTGGAACATTACAATTGCCTGTATTATCTTCCGCACCATCGGCTCATTCTGGAGATCTTGCTCTCCAATGTTCGGGTTCAGGTGACGGAGATAATCGTTTACATTACTATTCACCATATGTTGGGTGGCAATATTTTGATGATAATGCGGGGTGGTAATTAAAATGATTTTGTATATTAATGTTTTGAAAATGATTTTTGAGGAAGATAATATTGAACATAATATTATTTACTCTATGAATAATAGAATATTTTATGGTTATGATATTTTAATAGAATTACCAGATAATGATAAGTTTATTAAAAATAATTTAAAAATAATCTATAAAAAAGATAAGCAAGATAAAGATACAAAGGAAATAGATTATGAATACTTTAATATTAAAGAAGAGAAAACTTGGTGGAATTTCCCTAAATTTGAGGTAGTAGGTGGAGAGATAATTCCTTTCGATTGGGAAAAGTATCAATATTTCCAGAATACCAATAGAAGAATGATTTTAGCATCTAAAATCAATAGGATGTATAATAAATCAAGTGAGAAAAAAATATTACGAAAGACAATTAAATATTTGATGGATGAGTTAAATATTCCTTATCCTGACTTTTTTAAAAAATATAATGATAAGATTGAAGCGGTCATTGAAAATAATAAAAAAAGAATAGACAAAAATGCCTGAAAGTATTATGATATAAGCATTAGAGATACTATTTTGAGGTAATTAATATGCGTGATAGAAAAGAATATATGAAACAATGGCGCATTGATGAGGTCTTTTCAGCCGGCTTTAAAGATTTAAATATGATATAATATGAAGGAGGTATTTTAATGATATTTATAGGTGGATTATTAATTGTTTGGAATTTGATTCTTAATTATTTCATATATAATATACAAAATAATATAGGAACAATTTGTGAAATTATAGAAATATTAAATAGATAATTTCTAAAAATCAAATAACCCGAGAGCCCCATTTTAAGGAGTGAATAAAATAATAGAAAATCTGATAACCAAAATTGACCAAATATTTACGCAATTTATACAGGAGGAATTAGGCAATAGACTATCACAGTTTGCCATGAAGTCTTTAAGAGACATGATCTTGAATGAGATACAAAATTATGGTAAAGATGAGAAAGGAAAAGATGATAAAAAAATATCAAAATAAAGAATGGTTAGAAAAGAAGTATATAGAAGAAAAATTATCTATACGTCAAATTGGCAAATTATCTGGAGTAGATAGAACCACAATAGGACGTCGGTTACGAAAACTAAACATTACCGTTCGTTCAAATATTGAAGCTATGGCAAATCATTGCAATCTATCACAAGAAGCAATTAATTGGATTTCAGGAGAGATTCTTGGAGATGCTTATTTACAATCCTGTTCTATTCACTCAGCAAGGATTTTGTATGGTTCAAAATATGAAGAATATATAAATTATGTATCGGATACATTAAAATCTTTCGGAATACAACAATCAGGGAAAATATATAAAAGATATGATAAAAGATGTAACTCTTATATCTATAACTATGCTTCTCTTTCTTATACAGAATTGTTATCACTCCGTAAGCAATTTTATCCAGAAGGTAAAAAAATAATACCTAAAGATATTAAATTAAATCCTACTATATTAAAACAACACTATATAGGGGATGGTTCTTTAATATATCCTAAAAATGGAAGACCTTATGTTAAATTAGCTACTTATGGATTTCCCGTTTCCGATGTAAATTGGTTGGTTAAGCAATTAAATAAATTAGGCTTTTTGGCAAAAAGATGCACATCAAATAACATAATCGGGATTTCTACATATTCTACTAAGGATTTTTTAAATTATATTGGTAAATGTCCAGTTAAATGTTATAAATATAAATTTCAATATTAGATGGGATTTGATAAGTCAAACCCCTAAATAAAATTAAATAACTGAGAGCCCCATAGAGAGCCAGATTTTAAGAGGTTAAAAACCTTAATGGATCTGGCTTTTTTTATTTTGATTATAAAAAAATAAGAAAGGAAGGTGATTTAAAGTGTTTAAAAAAGGATTATTATTAATCATAGTTTTTGTATTTATGCTTAGTATATGCGCTTATGCTTATGATTATACATTCACCCAGCAAAGTGGATCTGGCTTTTTTGTTGGCATTGCTGACAAGGCCGATGCCCTTGAGGATTCGAACGAATTAAGACAGATTGTCAATGATTTGGGAACACTTTTGTATCATTCAAAAATGGATGGATCATATCCGAAAGATAAGACTACCGGAGGCACCTTGGCAATACCGAATAGTGCATTAGTCTCGTTTGCTATCGGGACGAAAGGAGATTTATTTTACTGTTCGGCTGCCAATGTATGGACTAAAATAAATATCGGTGCTAATAATCAAATATTTGTGGTGGCTACTGATGTGCCTAATTGGGAGACTGCTTCAAGTGCTCTATTATCAGATGTTGCTTCAATAGCCATGTTGGATGAGAATGAAACGATATTGGGGAACTGGGTAAACACCGTTTACCCCTGGGTCGATAACGAAATCGCCGATGATATCACTTGCTCCAACTATTATCTTAAGACTGAGATAAATACTCAAGGAAAAATGGAGACCATATGGGATGTTTTATTGGTCAATGATAGTGATTTAGATTTGTATTATTTAAAGACTGCTATCGATACTCAGGCGAAGATGGAGACGATTTGGGGAGCTACCTTGTGTACCGATGCAGAACTGACCTCTGCTTTGGCTGATTACTACTTGAAAGTTGCCATTAATACCCAGGCAAAAGTGGAGACCATCTGGGAAGTTGCTCTAGTTAATGATGGAGACATTGACACACAAACTAAAATGGAAACGATCTGGGGTGTAACCTTATGTACTGACTCAGAATTAACTAATGCTTTAAATCTATATTATCTTAAAACCGCTATAAATACTCAAACAAAAATGGAGACTATCTGGGGAGTAAGTTTAGCTAATGACAGTGAGTTACACAATGAATTAACTTTAGGAAGTACTAATGGATTATCTTTAAGTGTGCAGGAATTGTCTTTAGCTGTTAATTCTTCGACTTCTGCCGGGGCGGTTTCATCTGGCGCGGGACAGAATATGCAAGTTTGGAAAACCGATGCTTATGGAGTTCCGGGTTGGAGACCGGACGAAGGGGGAGTCGAGGCTTCCACTTTTATATTATTAAGTGACACCCCGGCTGATTATGCCGGGCAAGGAAACAAGTATGTGAGGGTCAAGGCTGCCGAGAATGGTTTAGAGTTTGCAACCCTTGCCGGTGGCGGTGACGTTTTAGGACCTGCATTTTCAGTTGATCATAGCATAGCCAGGTGGAATGGGACAGATAATAAAACGATTCAGGACTCGCTTGCCTTTGTTGATGATGCCGGTTCGATTAATATAACTACAGGTCAAACTTATAAAATTAATGATGTTAACCTATCGGCTGCCGATGTGGGGGCAATACAGGATGCTGCCGATATAATAAAAGATACTCATTTGGACTTTGGAAGTGAAACTAACCAAATAAACACCGATGACCTGCCTGAAGGCTCAAGTAACCTATACCAGTTAACCGAAGAAGAGGTAGAAGATTATGTGGGTGGAATGCTTGGTGGAACAGAGATTTTAATTACTGTTAATTATGATGATGATGGAAACGCCATTAACTTTACAGTAAATAATGATTTGAGTTTATATAGTAATACAACTTCTGCCTTCATTACTAAATCAGTAAATAATCTTGATTACTATTATTTGAAGACACAAATTGACACGCAGGGAGAGTTAGAGACCATATGGGGAGTTACTTTATGCACCGATGGCGAATTATCTACGGCTCTTGCTGGTTATTATCTAAAAACGGAAATAGACACACTTTCGGAATTAGAGACCATTTACGTTAAAGATATAACCGACTCCGATGAATTGGCTTCCGCCCTTGCCGATTATTATTTAAAGACTGCCATAGACACCCAGGGCAAGGTAGAAACGATTTGGGGAGTTTCTTTAGTTAACGATGGAGACTTAGATCTATATTACCTGAAGACTGCCATTAATACACAGGCAAAAGTAGAGACGATCTGGGGAGTAACTTTGGCCACAGATACAGAGCTTGCTGCCTATACCCTTAAATCATTATTCGATGCCTATACTATCTTGTATGCCGACACAGACAATACTCCTGCTGCTTTAAATATATCAACCTCAAAGATAGTGGGAAGGGCAGCCACCGGTGGGATTGCTGCCTTAGGTAAAGCTGATGTATTGGGGATTATTAATGTCGAAGAGGGGGCCGATGTTACTGATGCAACTAATGTTACTACTGCTCTGGGGAGCATAAATGCGAATGCCTTAGCAGATATAACTTCTTCCGGAGCGAATATTGAGGATGCAGTAACCAAGAAACATACAGCGGGAGCAGATACCACTCTTGGAACTTTAACCACCGATATTAATATGGGGACACATAAATTGACCGGATTATCTGTGCCTTCAGCTACTGGGCAATCAGTCAGGACAACGGCAACGATTACTGAAGCGAATCTTGAAGACGCAGTAACCAAAAAACATACCCAGAATACCGATACTGCAGCTGGTGGGGAGTGGGATTTTGGAGCAAATTCAGCCGGATTTACCATACAAACTGCCGGTGGAGATGGCACTACAACTATAAATTGGACACTGGGAAATTACTTTAAATTTACACATGGTGCTATGGCCGAAACTTTTACCTTTAACCCAGCACCGACTAACCCTGGCCATTTAACTCTTATAATAATTCAAGATGGCGTAGGGGGTAGGGATTGCACCTGGCCTGTGCCTATGAAATGGCTGGGAGCAGAGCCGACTTGGACAGATGGTGGTGCAGGCAAAGGAATAGTGATTGCTATAGTTTATGACGGAACATCATATTGGTCGCAAGGGACACCGTGGGAGGAATAACATGAAAAAATATCTATTACCTTTAATCTTACTTTTAATATTGGCTTTAGATTTTACTACCGGATATGCTCAAGAACCCGGAGGAAACAAACATTGGATAAATACCTGGACAGAGGTAGAGGAACTTGGTGGAGGCAAATTTGGCGCTACAATTTACATAGGCCATCGGGTTTTTAAAGACAAAACCGATGGCCTATGTAAAAAGCATAAACTTACTGACGAACGACCATTCAAAGACTATGTCCTGATCCAGAGTGCAAAAGTCTGTGTAGAAATTCATCCTTATTACGCTAAATATTTTGATGTAAATCACGAAGAAGTTCGGCTTCATGAAGAGAGATGGGTAGTTCAGAGACTTTTTAAAGCTCCTGATACATGGCGAGATGTGGATGCTTATAACCCAGTTATTAGTATTGAGGAATATTCAGAACCTGCTGGCGATGTTATTAAGGTAACGATTACTTATGATACCGAT